TAAGTCATCGCATCGCTTGTTAATGTACTAAAAGTTGTATCTGCCAAATCAATCAACTACTTTCTAGTTAAAATGTTTTACCATCTAAGGATTTCTCTTTTTCATCTAATGTCATTTTTTCAAAGGACTTCTTTGAAGAGACTTTTGTATTCACTGAAGTTTTGCGCTCACTGCCAAACTTTGGTTTGGACTTGACCACAGAAACTTTCTTGCCAGGAGTGGGAAGTTTCACAGCACCTTTTCCTCGTAAGAGATCAAAAGCTTCTTGGTGAGTAAAATAAATTCCTTTGGAACCCTTTTCTTCTCGGAAGTCTTGAACGGCCTCTTTAATTGAAGCAATTTTATCTGCTTTCAATCCCGATCTATCAAGATAGGCATCAAATTTATCTTCATTCCGACCTTCAATGACTGCACCTAATTGACGGTTATGAGTATCTTGAAGCTTTTTTAATCGAGCATTAACCGCCACTTCAAGTTCAGGGTCCATCTCAGGAAGTGCGTCTTCAACAACAGCTTCCCTCTGGCTACGGGCTTCTGCCATACGCTTATATGCATCACGTTCTGCCAAGGCTTCTTTAATCCGCTGTTCAGCACGAGAAAGAGGTTTCTCTGTCTCTTCCTCTTCTTCCTCAACAACTTCTTCGTCAGTCTCTTCTTCTGTATTTTCTGTTTCTTGAGTCTCTTCTTTTTCGTCTTGAGTCTCATTAGACGAGGTTTCGTCAACTAATTCTTCTTCATTTCCTTCTGGTTCTGTAGACATTATTGCCTCCCGATTTTTGCGCTCTTGGGTGTTGGAGCGAGTGTTGGTTGTTGTTTAAATGCCAGAACATATTCTGGTGTGTTAAATAATTGTTCTAATTGTTTGTATACAGCACTAAGTCCTGCATTTCTAACTAAAGAATCGACAGTTAATGTTTCTCCGCGTAATAGTGATGCTTCGGCTGTCGCTAGCATGAGAGCAATTCGACTTCTATACCACTTCCAGAATTCTGTTTCAATTCCAGACTTAACAATAGCTTTAATTTCATCTACTGGTAGGGTATTATAGTGCTCAATCTCTGCTTTGATATCTCGCCAATCAGACATCACTTCTCCTTTGATGGTTTGAATTTCTTAGATTGCTTTTTCTTTTCAAAATTTTGATTACTTTGAGCCATTAGAATTTCTTATCCTTTAATATTTGTTCCAGTTCAAATGATTTAAGTCGTTCTTCTAACTTACTATACGAAACTCCCTGTTCGTCTTTTGGTTCAAGAATTGCAGCAGGGAGATCTGTAATATTAAAGTCTTTTCCCTGCTTTACATACTTTGAGAGTCTAGGGTATCGTTTTTTAAATTGTTTATGGTCCCAGGTATGAGACAATTAAAATCTCTTTCCTCGAAGTCGTTGTTCAGCAGAAGTCTTTGATTTCTTAGGAATCCGCGCACCAGTTACTCTTGCTTCACTGAGTCCAATAGCTATTGCTTGTTTAGGATTTATCACTTTTGGACCAGCACTAGACCTCAGAGTTTTTTCTTTAAACTCGTGCATCACTTTAGCAACTTTTCCCATTCCCTTCTTCATTCCCATTGCCATATTTATTCTCCTTTATTCAAATAGTATATCATAAAATTACACAATTGTCTATAATTATCTTCGTCTTGGTACTCTTACAACTTCAACTTCTTCTTGTTTTGCTTCTTCTTCTAATTCTTTCTTTCGTGCTGCTTTATAAGCTTTCGCTTCAGCAATCTCTCGCTCTTTAAGTTTGCGCTTGCGCTCTTTCTCTGCTTGTTCAGACTTTATAACTCCTTGTTCTTGGGCACTTTTTACATCAATAGGCATCTGTCCAAACTCTTCACCAGCAAGTTCTTGGAGCATTTGCTTTCTCTTTTTTAGTTGCTTTGCGGTACTTCCAACTGTTGCCATTTAATCATCTTCTTTCTGAGGGAGAGGGCCATATACTGCTAAATAACGCGGATCAGCTTGCATACACCGATCACACACCACTTTTTCTTCTGAGGACATCCATCTGTCCCAATTACCTGGTGCAGGACCTCGTAGATAGAATCCTGCGGTAAAACCTTCAACCATATATCCTTGAAACTTCTGTTTACAACGATCACAAACCATTTTAGTAAGTTGGCCCATCTTACATTCCACTTGGTTGAACTGATTCTAATTCTTGTTCACCTGGTTGCGCTTCTCCACCCATGTTATCTTGGGAACCACCAGCCTGTGCAGTTCTCATTTGTTGCTGCATCGCTTGTTGCTGTTGTTGGAATTTGAATTGGTGCTCTTCAAGGTGGCGCGTCGCAGCCTTGCGAGCATACTCATCACCAGAAGAGGCAAGAGGTTCATGAGCTTGGATATGTTCCTCATGATTATCTTGAAGACTTGTCGGAATGTATTTGCCAACACTTAGTAACATATTCTCTGTTTGAGGATCAATGCTACGTTCAAATTCTGCTTTCTGAAGAAGCTTATCTTCTCCATCCAAACCAAGACCTTCTTTCCAAATTCTCTTTCCAATAAGACCCCAATCAACAGACCATCCAGATTGTTGAATCATTGGAGCAAGGGGAGCCATCATATTAACCCACTCCATCATCTGACGTGCCCTCACATGAATATTGGTGGCTTGGTTTGCTCCACGCCAATAAAAGAAGAAGTCTCCTACAAGCATTTCAGGAGAAAGGGTTTGCCAATTCTTAACACCTTTCTTACCTGTGACCAAAAAGATTTCTTCTTCCGAAAGAAATTGCTGGTTCCGAATATATGCCATCCCAAGCCAAGGAGAAAAGACTTGCTCTTCAACATTCTCCGCAAGATCCATAATAGGAAGAGAGTATTCTTGTTGGATTGCAGTAATGTGTGTGGCTGCTTTACGACCTGTCATTGGAATATTTGCTACACCAGGATACCCTTCAATAATTTGTTTGACTTGATTAATAGCATTAAACCCAAAGCCAGATACATCTTTTGGTGATTCAAGTACGGCAGCAGAGGGGTCTGTTAAAGCCCACATTGCACCAGGAGCAAATGCAATTGTGGAAAGATTCACAACACGGCCTGGATCATATTTAATAATAGGGTTTAAGGTATAAGACAAGCTATCAAAAGTCTGAGCCATAAGATCATTGATATAATACTGGAGACTGGCTAGTGGCGCAATAAGCCCGTCAGGATAGAATTCATTTTGTACTTCAGTCATTCTTGCAGCAAGATAAGGTTTCTGTTGGTCATAAAAAGGGTTACGACGAAGCTGAATCACATTAAAAGCATGGTCAGTTGTAATCACCGCTTGTTGAATCTTTGGTTTCTCATCTGTACCAAAATTAAACCAACCCCAATACTCAACTAATGTAATATAAGGAATTTCAGGGAGTTCCGTTGGAGCAGTCATTCCATCAATTGCAAGTCGTGATACTCGTTTCCATTCAAAGAGATCTTCAGAAGTAGTGGCAGTTAATGAGGCAGTATTTTCATAAATCCCCTCATCTTCTTTTCGTTGAATCTCATCAAGAGGTTTACGAAAAACTTCTAAAACTCCATAAGCTTCATCAATTGAATTGGCAGTAGCAGGATAAACGTAGGTATCAAATACGTCACACACGTCGAATGTTGGATTATTCCGAATAGGAACTTTCTTTTCTTCTTCGACCCACTGAACAGTTACTTCTCCCGTTGGTTGAAGGGTCTTCTTTCCAAATTCATCATAGACATATTGTTTAACAACTTTTTCAATCTTCGTGAGACCAAAAATCTCTCGTTCTTCTCTGTCCCACACACATTTTACTGGACTCCAACCATACATCACAAGTTGGCGTAAGAATCGAGAGACTTTCTCTTTGATCTTAATTTTCTTTTCAATTTGCCATTTAAGATGTTCTGAGACTACTTCAGCATACTCGTCTGCATCCGGGGAAGCAGGTTCTACTTCAAACAAGTCGTCTGTTGGAAACAATGCTTTCTTAAGACGAGAAACATAAAATTCTACATTTTTCCGAAGTTGGGGGTCGTAGACTTCAACACTACCATTATAATATTTGATGTCAAACACTGTTCTATAAATTCGATAATAGGAAAGCCACTTCTCATCAAGGGTTGCTCTCTTTGTATGACAATCAAACATGACTTTCTTAACAAACTCAGAGGCTCTTCCTGAGAGTTCATCGTCAGTTGCGTGGTTCGTGTCGTCAATCCTAAAGGCCATTACACTGCAATCCCTTCTAAATAATTTGAGGCGCGAAGAAGTCTATCAGAATTATCTCGGGCAAGACCAAGCATGTGGTTACATTGATTACACAAGAGCCCTCTAATTTTTCCTGTTTGGTGATTGTGATCAACTGCTAATCTTTTACCCGAACCACAAACGTCTTGACAAATAGCACAAACATTAGATTGCTTCTTCATTAGCGTGTCATACTCTTCAATTGCCATTCCAAAATTTCTTTTTAAATCAGACATTCTATAATTAGGAGGATGTATTTTTCGCCACTGTTTCTGTTGGGAAGAATGACATACTTTACAAATACTTTGGTACCCGCTTTTAAGACGACTATCTTTAGGAAAATCATCGTCCCAGATTAATTTGTTACGCTTCGTACAAAGTTTCGCATCATCAATCATCTATATATCCTTGTGGCTTGAGTCGGAGTATGAGAAAGTGCACTAAATTTAATATTATGGTTCTGTTTATGTCCTTGAACGGTGTACATATTTATAAAAAAATAACGTATTCCATCTATTCCATGCTTAAAATAGTCTCGTTCTTCCTCACCATATTCGTTTAAACCTTCGCCTTGAATAGAAAGGCCGTCGCGTCCATAAATATACCCAAATAAAAGAGCATCAATAATATATTGACACTGTGGATGGATCTGAAAGGCCGGACGTTCTCCTATAAGAGTCGAAAATTTTCTACGAATAATATTTAAACCATCTTCAACTGCACTTTTTCGATAGGAGGGGTAGATGCCTTTACTATTAAGAATCTGAATAGATGTCTTTTCAGATTTATCATTTAATTGAGTTCCTGCCGGATCACAGAAATCTTGAACCCCACAATTAGGAAACCGAGTTTGAGTAAATTGTAATACGTTATCAGCAAATTTATCAATTAAAATATCGCGTCCCAAAAGAACTGCAAGCAAGGCAACTCGATCCAGCGTATCAATTTGCAAAAACCCACAGAAAGGACGATGGTACCCAAAATCAAAAGCACGATACAAAATAGTAGTAGGATTGTATACAAGCTTCGGATTGACATGCAATTTCTCAGAGAAATCAGCAATAACACGAGTGACTCCAGTTTGAACCATTTGAAGTTCATTTTCTCGGTTCCAATCATCTTCTGACCAACCGAGTTTTGCTTTGGCTTTCCAGGTTTCATCTCTGTCTGGTCTTGAACTATAGTGTACTTCAACGACTTTAAATAATCCGCCTTTATCCTTTGCATTCTGCTTACAAGTGTAGGAGAAATTCTTTTCTCGTGGAGGAGTTGTGCAGGCCACAAATTGACCACCACCATCTACAATTGGTTTGACAGCACCGAATGTCTCTTGAAGCTTTTCTTGGAATCCAAACTCGTCCGAAAAGACCACAGAATACGTATAAGATCTAACTTGGTCTGGCCCACTTGCAATGCCAAACACATCACTTTGTATTGAAGGAATCTTAATCCGACAATAACTAAAAAACACTTCTGGTTTCCATGAAGGAAGTTTATCATAAATGACCTTCATACGCTGAATCAAAGCATCTGCGTCATCGCTCTTCTTACTTTGAACTGCGACTTTTTTTCCTGGATGGAAGAGTGCTACCCATAAACAATAGGACACACAGACCCAGGTTGCAAGAATCTGGCGACTTTTCCATAAAAGTAACCATGATTCGTTGAGTAATTCGTCACACAACTGTTGAATATATGGCCACTCATAAGGAATCTTTTTGAGTGCATTTCCCGTTTTATCATGCTCATCCATCGTATATACCAAATCTTTCATAAACCGATGGAAGTCTTTGGCATAAATCTCTCGAAGCATTTTGACTTTCTCATCTGTCGAAAGCTTCTTGAGTTGTTGTTCTATTTGCATCAGGTCAAAACGCCTTCTTAATTACCAACTGCCAATGTATCTGGAGTTGCAGCAGAAAGAGTTGCTGGAGCACTTGCAGGTTTAGCAGCAGTAATAGTAGCTGGCGCTGTTCCAACGGTATTCGTAAATGCCGAAGCAGCACTTGGACTTCCTGTTGGTGAGCCAGTATCAGGGAGACTTGTTCGTGAAGCGTTACCGTCAGCAGTATGCGTATGCGCATCATAAATCGTCTTAAAGTTAGCTACTGAAGTCGTATGATTATCAACCGCTGTCTTAAATGTAGCATGATCGTCATGTAACTCTTCAATCAATGTTTCTACTGCATCAGCAGCTGTTTTAAATGTTGCGTGGTCTGCTTTTAGTTCAGTGACAATAGTGACAAGCGCATTAATTTGAGTTACCAAATCGTCCCAATCATTTGCTTGCCCTCCCTTTGTTCGGCCTTTTTTTAATGCTTTCGTTGATAATGTTACTGTCGCCATAAAAGATCACGTCCTCTCAGGTATTAGGTTTTATAAGTTACAACCACAACTTTGGTATACAGATCAGGAGAGGGTTGTATTCTCTCAAACATTGCATATTGAATATCGACAATTTGATATGTAGAATTTCCACTAAAAAAAGTATTGACTGCTGTTTCAAGGGCTCCAAAATCAGCAGGAGAAACTCCCCCATCCTGACTAAAGATTTTGATTCGAGGATTCTGAACTCCGCTCAATCGAGTAATCATAAGTACCTATAAAAAGGGAGTAGAGCGGGTAGTCTCTTCCTCCCATATGAGCATACTACCCTTCGCTCAAAGATTAATACCGATAGTCTGCGAGCAGAATATCTCCTGTTTGGGGAATCTGATCTGTTTCAAATGTAATGGTTACGCCGGAAAGAGTAAAATCATTTCCTGCACCAGCACGCATTCTCAAACCATTGAGAGAGAGCCGAAGACTTGAATCGGGATTCGGATCAAATGCTAAAGTAAACACAGCGTTGACTCCATTAATTGTTCCAGAAGGAGTCTCGTTTTCGACTCGATTCACACTCGTATTTTGGTCTGTCGAAAGCCATGCACGTTTGTCAGTAACCGAAGTAATCGTTGCAGCACCAGTTACTACAATAGCAAGAGGAATACTTCCTGGAGTAAATCCTACGGTAGTTGAAGAGACAACACCCACAGCACTGACTTCTACGTAGTTTGTTGCACTGGCAGTTAAAAGAAGAGACCCAGGAGAGACTGCAACAATCGAGACCCCATCCCGAATTGTGCCACTATAAAAATCAACATTCAGACCTGCGGCAGCGACAACTCCTAAGTCATGTAAATCTTTGACCTCAATTGTGTAGTCTTGAATATTGCGAGAAGTAATTCGAGTTACTGCCATGTGACATCATTCTTTCTTTTTAGGTTTCGTAGATAATATATCCTGTACATCGAGTTACACCTGGACGTTCTGTATTTCCTACAGGTAAGTATTTATATTCAATTGCTAAGACTTTTTGAGGGTCTTGTGTCAAGAGCCATAAGTTCATTTGGTTTTCAATAGCAATAAAATGTTGAGTCTCGTCTTGAAAATGAATGTGCTCGAAGATTTTAATTTGAACAGACATAAAAGTTATAACTCTTGATCATCAGTCAATTCAGACCACTCAATCCAACCTGTAATTGTATCTCCTACCACAGCCGTTTGTGTCGTCACAAGCGCAAGTCCTTCAGATTCATCAGTTAAATGAAACTCGTCTGGAGCATCCCAATGTACTTCAAGTTGAGAAGGTCCACCCCCTGAACTTCGAGGAAAGTTCACACTTCCACAAGAAGCTTCATAGACAACACTTGTAGCTGTAAGTGGAGCGGTTCCAGTAATATCTGCATACCGAGCATCTGCGAGTGTTGAACTTCGAATAGGTCCGTTTTCGTTTTTAATCACTCCAGTAGAAATAGTAATTGCTGTTCCACCAGAATGAGTGGCTGTATTAAATCGTTTGATTTGAATAATTTGAGAGGTAGCTGCTGTCGTTCCCGCAAAACCCACACACAAAACAATTTTATGAATTTTACAATGTCGAAGAATTCCATTTCGCATAGCAAAAATTGCACCAGCAGTTACGGCACCTGTAAATCGTCCTAACCCAATATCAATCGAGTATCTTCCATCAACTTTTGGGTGAATCAGGTGTCCTCCACCATCAGTCAGCATTACTCTAGCCATTATTTACTCTTCTCCTTTTGCCATTTTTCTAATCCACGAGTTCCTGCTGCTACTCCAAGAATCACCAGCATTGCACTCCACACTTCGCCAGGAATGGGAAGACTGAGAATCCCATATTTAGCAAAGTAAGGAAGTAAGATATAATTATTAATTAAGATGCCTGAAAATGTGAATCCTACAACTGGACGCCAAAGCCATTGAGCCCAATGCTCTGATTTGGCTTCTTCACGCATCGTTGCATTGACTGATTCTAGTTGTTTAGATTCTTGTTCTTGAAGTTGGAGTTGAAATACCATGAGTGCTTGGGTTGCTTTAAATTCTGCTTCAGGGTCCTTGACAATACCCGTACTCTTTAATACGTCAAGTACCGACCCAACTAATCCTTTTGACCCAAAGAGATCTAATAAACCCATTATTTCGTTTCCTCTTCTAAACTCTTCTGAATGTCCTCAACTGTATATTCAGCATCTTCAAAACTAATTTCTTTGGCTTGCTCAATCTTTTTTGATGTTTGGAAAATTGCAAGAAGTTCCTGATAGAGCGCTGTTTCCTCTGGAGACTTTTCTTCTTTCACAGCAATCTTCTGGATATGCCCATAGAGTTTCTCTCCTACAGCATTCCAGTATCGAAAATCCTTCTTCATGTTCCGAAGACCAATGAGAACCCACTGTGCTTCGTATTGCTTAATGCCAGTTAAAAAGGCGGTTTTCCACCATCGCTCAAAACCAGGAATCTTTCTCCAAAGGTACCAGGTTGCTCGATTCCCGCCAATATGTGCAAACCAACTACGGATTGAGTCTCCCCCTTCGAGGGAAAGAGCTACTTCTAAAATACGAAGCATTTTCCGTGTCGGTACAAAATCATCTTCATTTCCACTCGTTGCTAGTTTTAATTCCTCAGGATCAAACTCCAGAGGCAGGTCAGGATGGTATTTCTTCTGACGAGTTTTAAAACTGGCTTCCATTGCCTTGCGTCTGGTGTCGGGGTCCGCAAATCCTTTACTCCGAATAGGTACAGGAGCCTTCTCTGTTGCTGCGACAACTGGCAATCCTAAATCGAGTGCTAATTGTTCCTCACTCATGATTTTTTCTTTCGTGTAATGGCGGTTTCTTGTCCCACTGTTTTAATCAGCGGCCCAACAAATTCCCAGGTCCCTGTGGTAAAGACCGCATGTAAAATCTTATTCGCCTGAGTAATGGTCATTCTTCGCATTACGCGCTGTTCTAAAGCTAAAATATTGGCTTCATCTAACTGACCAAATACACTATGAAAGACTTCATGGATCACGACGTTAACAATTTCAGAAAAGATCAGTTTTGTCGAACTAATGTGAATTCGATGATCTGGAGAAAAATTAACTCCCAAATCTTCTTGGCAATCCCGAAAGGTAATCGAGTAACCCTTACTTTTCAGAAACTTGTCAATATAGCCAAGTAGTTTCTTTTGAGACATTTCTTTAACTTTTTCCCACACCACAGCATCAATAGCTGCTTCATACACTTTTGTCGGAATGTCAAAATCAATTACAAAGGGCATAGTTCTCCCTCCAGTATTAATCATTATCCCATAGTTTTGAGCACGTGTCAAGTCTTTTTATCAAGGTCCAAAAATGTACACCTTTATCAGTTTCCTTCTTTTGTCACATGAAGAAGTCTTATTATTATATACTAAGTAATATATAGCTCCTTTCAGTCGCTATATATTATATTACTTATTCTTTATTCTTTTATTATTATATATTATATATACTATACTGTAAACTGTCTTCTAGTGGGTAAATCAGTGCTATTCTTTACTGGTGGGGAAAAGACACCTAGGATAGCACTTAGGATACCCTCAAATTCAAACAGAAAGGTACCTAGGAGGCAAGATAATAAGCAAAGAGGGTCTTCCTAGCCACTGAGGAAAGAAAACAGTTCCTAGAGGCTTCTATTCGGTTTGTTCAGTTTTAAGATCTATTCATGTTTTGTGAACAGCCAGAACTGAGAGACAGAAGTGTAATCTGTGCTACTATACAACTCAATGCTTTTTATAGCATGATTTAGCAGGGATTTGGAAACCACTCGTTTTTAAAAATTGCTCAGTCGTTTAGATTACCTCCTACCCCCTCCTGGGCATAGGCCGGGGGGTGGGGCTTGGGTTGTTCTGTAGCATAGCACTATAGCATCCCCTAGTGTAGCACTAGCACTATAGCATAGCACTATAGCAATGCTACATTATAGCAATGCTATATGCTATACCCCTTGTGGGACACTTGGGCAACTAGGGAATGTGCTACCCTATGGAGTGACAAAGTTTAGCACTCTTTGCCATACTGAGCACCCTACTGTGCTAGCTAAGTAGTTGATAATGCTATGTTCTACTAGCTGGGCACGGAGATTGCTAACTATAGCGTACATGAACACAAACACAAATCAGGAGAATAGCACAATGACCCAATTGGATCGTACAGACACAGCAAGGGCTATAGCAAAGATCATTGCTTTTAAGAACGTAGGGAAGATCATAGAGGCGCAATACTGGACAGACAGACTTGTCAATCAACTCCGCGAAGCTGGGCTACTCGTTAAATAGCACTTCCACAGCAACGACAATGGAGACTAGCACAATGTACCTACTCCCTCAACCTAAGACCTTCTCTTTGTGACGACGTGTTATGCTGTTCATGGTGGGGATCTATTAGCACATTCAACCAGGGGGGTCCAGACAATGACTAAAAAACAAGTGCTAAACCGAATACAGGAAACAATAGCACAGTGTAAATTAGAGCGTGATTTGTGTGAATTACGTCGAGAATCAGATAGAGTCGATTTCCTAGACGGATGTCTTTATGGTTACAAATTTGCTATTTCTCTACTCACCCAGAAAGGGTAACCCATGTTTGATAAGACCGACTTTCAAGAATTGCTAGAAGGGTTCCAAGACGAACAAAGACTCGCCCCGCGCAGACACGAAGAAATATGTAACACACGCTTTGAATTGTGTTCAACGTGTATTCACAATACGATACTTCGTGAAATTGAGCGGAGGAATAAAGGCCAGCGTCGGGCAGTCTAACGGCTAACAGGAGGGATAAAATGACTAAGAAAGACTTTCAATTGATTGCTTCTGTACTCAAAGACACAGCAACATATGGACACTGGAACGTAGTAGCGAAAATGGCGGATATGCTAGCCACTACTAACCCACGGTTTGATCGAGAGAATTTTTTGAAAGCTTGTGAAGCAGAGTAGTCTAACGCACAAAGGAGGAAGACAATGAAAACCTATAAGCTCTACATTCCTCAACGGTACCAGTATGGAGTGAATGACCTAGGCGTGAAGGATTCAAAGGCAGCAGAAACAGCAATCCATGATTGTCCTGTCCCACTTGCGCAAGTAACACGTCAGCTTGGAGAACTTGTTAATGGGTTTACGATTACCGAAGGTAAAGGTTATTGGAAGGGCGAAGAAAAAACCTATGTCGAAGCGGTCTATGTCATTGAAATGATCGCTGAGGGGTCTGTCCACTTTCAGGATAAATTGACTCTCCTAGTCACGCAATGGAAAGAGGATTTCAACCAAGAAGCTATGTACTACCAAGTCTACGAGAGTGAGGGGATTTTGCTATGAACCGAAAAGAGCTTGCCGAGGATCACGAAACAAATGAGCATGTTTCAGAGCGTGATTTGCAAGACAGATATAGAGACTGTATAGACGACTGTAACCCGCAAGTGGTGATCGGAGTATTGAGCTATAACCCAAGTTATGTGTTAGAACATGTAGACCCGAGTGCTTTTCAATGTGGTTTTACCGACTGGTTAGACTCGGAGGGATATCAAGAGTGTAACGAGTGTACAGACTTTATTAAGCGTTAAAAATAACCGTCTTTCATGCCGAGAGAAAGGGGTGGGATGCTATGAAGACAAAGAAACTTTTTGATGTGTTTGACGGTATTATCGCTTATGAAAATGAGGAATTAAGCGGGGAAGAAATAATCACACTCTTTCAGAAGCTTATTGATAATGGCATGGCGTGGACCTTACAAGGCCATTATGGAAGAACAGCGAAAGCATTGATTGATGCGGGAGCATGCCATGTCTAACATTCAAGGTATTCCACACTTTGAGTCTCAAAAACAGGATCAACTTTGTATGACATTACCACAATATCTTAACCACTACCGAGATTTTTACCAGGATACTGTTTTGAAACTCACTAACCCTACAGCAACCCAAAAGAGGGAGCGGTATGTCTTTGCCGCGTTGTCTGTCCATAGACAATTTGCTCAGGCTGTCAAAGGATTTCACCATTTTCGGAGTGTTCTAGAAAATACCAGAGAAGCAAATGAGCAACGCTGGAATATCTGGCATGAATTACGAGAACAAAAAATAGGTTTATATGATCAAGCACAAAATGCTTTATTGACTTACTTTGATCTAGTCAACACTAAAAAGAAATTAACCCGTGATCTAGCATTGTCTCGTTGTCGTGGAATCGGAATCGCCAAAATCAGTTTTTGGTTTGCTCTTTGTAACCCGACCGATGAGTATGTCTGCTTAGATACTCACATGTTCCAACATTTTGGCCTTCGCATAACTACATGGAAACAATATTTGACATGGGAAACGTCATTAGGAAATAGAGCAAAAGAATTAGATTACTACCCCTTTGCCTATCAATGGGCTATTTGGGAATGGAAACAAAAGAAAGGTCACATTGACCATAGTTTTTTGTGGAATAAATAGGCTATCTCAATTGTTTCACTACCATAAAGGAGGATGAAACCATGAGACCATACTATAAACCGAGACATACTAGCACGCCCACTGATAAGAAAGGTTCTCCATGGATTCCAAGCAAACTATCACCAAATGTATGGGAATCTGACAGCATTTTTCATGGGACTTTTTATTATAGCACAGCAATCAACCCGAACACAAATCAAGGACTTTCTTACGACCCCTACAAAGGAGAAAAATGAGAAAATCAGCAAAAATCCAAGCGTTGAATGGAGAATGGTGGCTCTCTGGCGATAAAGACGAATTAGTTTTACATGCGAAAAGTCAAGAGGGGCCGCGCTATATTTTTACACTTAGTCAAGACGGTTTGCACTTACATACTAGCATTCAAACAGACCTTGGTGTGCCGTTGGCTAAGGGGGATTGTTTGGCGCTCGTGAAAGGACTCAACCATGGCTAAAATCTTTCCTCTCAAATACACATGTGACAATTGTGCAACACCTGTCTACAAAGTGACAAAAAATTGTAATGCAGAAAAGAAGTTGTGTTCTGGGTGTGCTCAAGGAAAGACACCAAAGAAGTCTCTAGGAGTGCCTCAAAAACGAACGGAAAGGGGTCTAGGAGAAGACTTTACTTCAAACTTGGAGGAATCTCTACCATCAGATAAAACTGTACCATTCGCAGAATTCAATCCCCTTGTTTCTGCGG